TCCTCACCGTCCCCGCGCCGTTCGCCCCGAAGGGGTTGCCGCCGAAGCCGTTGAGGCCGTTCAGGAAATGCCTTATGTCGTTGGACAACGCCGCGCTCGGCCTGAACTCCTCGCCCGGCGTCACGTCGCCGTAGAATGCCATTGAAACCTCCTATAGCCCAAGCGTCGAGAACGAATCGTACCGGCACACCTCGTCCACGTAGATTGCCTCCACGTCGGCCTTGGGCGTCCCGTTGTCGTCGATGGTCTTGGAGAGCGCCCAGGCGTACTCGAATCCCTTCTTCTCGACCTTGTGGCCCGCGATGGTGACGCTCTCGTTTGGCTGCACCGCGAAGTTGAAGGAGACCAGAACCTTCGTCGATTTCTTCGCGGGGCAGGAGTAGCTCATGCCGAGGAACATCACCTCGCCCTTGCTCCAGCCCTTGAACGAGCCGGAGTTGACCTTGCCCACCAGCTTCGCCACCTTCCGCTTGAAGGAGGTGGTTATCCTGGAGAGGCGCATGACCTTGGTGTAGGTCTCGCGGAGCTGCGCCGTCGGCACGTCCACGCCCGATATGGCCATCTCCGCGCCGGTCTTGCCGTTCCAGCCGATTGCGCCGCCGGCCTTCTTCGTGCCGTAGGCGATGCGCTGGCCGTGGCTGTGCGTGAGGTGCATCGTCCCGCCGCCGCAGTCGAAGGAGACCGTCGCCTCCTCCTCGTTCCTCTCCCTGGAGGAGGACGTGGAGGAGGACTTGTGTTTGTACTTGACCTCCACCGTGAAGATGTCGTCCGCGTCGCGCGAGGAAATCTCCAGCGACTCCATCGGGAGGTCTTCCCATTCCTCCGGGGCCGCCTCCCTGACCGCCTCCAGCGCCTCGGCCTCGTCCCCGACCTCGGACACGAGGAACTGGACGCCGATTTCGGTGAATTCCCCGTCCGCGTCCATCGCCATCGCCCTGGCGTCATACCTTTGCTCCACCTTGGCCATCCTATCCTCCGTATGTGAGCGTCTGCGCGCTCATCTTCTTCAAGTACCTGTTCGTCTCCTGCTGCAGGCGCACCGTGCTCTCGCTGGCGTTGGCGGTCCGCTGGTCGAAGTCGTTGTCCCCGAACATCCCCTTGAGTTCGCGGAGGCTCCAGCTCCCCGCGGAGGAGCGTTCCCCGCCCCTGTCGGCGGAAAGGCCCGCCCGCTCGGCGGCCCTGCGCGTCCCCTCGGCGGCCTGCGCCGTGCGCCCCTTCGCCTCGTCCGCCTTCGCCTGCCTCTCCGCCGCGTTCCTCTTCACCTCGTCCATGGCGTCCCGCCATTCAGCGGTCGCCTCGGCGATTTTCCCCTGTGCGTCGTCGATGAGGCCCCGGTATTTCTCCTGGTTCTCGATGATGGCCTGGTTCTGCGCCTGGTCGATGGCCGCGTTGGAGGAGTCCCATTCGCGGGAAAGAGCCTCGCGCCTTTCGCGCCGCCCGTTGACGGCTGCCGCGAACTGCCTCTCCCTCTGGTCGCGGGAGTTCGCGTACTTCTGCTCGACCGCCCGCAATGCCGCGTTCACGGCGTCGTTGCTGTCGAATACGCCCTTGAACTTGACCCACTGCTTCTCCAGCCATTCGCAGGTGGACTGGAACACGTCCACGACGCCGTTCCAGATTCCCGCCCAGGCATCGGCGATGGCGTCGCCGATGTGGTATAGCCCGGTCAGTAGTCCGTACCAGAGGTTGTTGCCGAGCTTGAGGATGCCGTAGACCACCACCGTCCAGGCGTCGGAGAGCAGGTTCTTCAGCTCAATCCACGCCTTCTCGACGGGGTATGTCCCCTTGAGCCAGATGAGCTTCAGCGCGGCCAGCCCGACTTTCGCCGCCCCGGCGAGGTCGCCGGAGCCGATTGCCGTCTTGATGGCCTCCCAGGTCTCACCGAAAATCCGCCCGATGTCCCTGAAGGCGGCGGTGCAGTCTCCCCAGAAGCCGGATATGGCGTCGACGCAGATGTCCCACGCCCCCGTGAGCTTCCACACCACGGCGACGACCGCCGCAAGGGCTGCCCCAACGAGGAAGGCTGGCGAAGTTATCGCCGCCCAGCAGGCCAGAGCGACCGTCTTGGTCAGGGCAATCGCCGCCGTCAGCAGATGGTATGCGCCGACGAGCAGCTTCACCGCCGCCATGGGGGCGAGCACCACGACCTTCATCACGGCGAACACCGTGTTGAGGGTTCCGACCGCGAAGGCGATTGCCTTGAACGCCACGCCAAGCGCGACCAGCGCCGCGCCCGTCGCCGCGACAATCCCAATGACCTTGAGCAGCTGCACCACCAGCTCCTTGTGGGACTTGACCCACTCGGCGACTCCGTTCAGCATCCTCGAAATCCTGTCCATGAAAGGCGCGAGGGCGTCTCCCACGACGCGCCCGACCGCAATCTGCACGCCCTCGAAGGCCGACTGGAGGCGGCGCAGCGCCCCGCCGATTCCCTTGTCCATCTCCTCGGCGGTCGCCGCGGCGGTCCCGTCGCAGTTGTGAAGCATCCTGATGAAGTCGTTCAGCTGGTCGATGTTGCCGCCGAGCTGCAGCCCGGCGAGGCTTCCGCGCAGGTCGAAAATCTCCTCGGCGAAGGCGAGCTTCCTCGCGCTCGGCATCGTGTTCATCGCCCGCGCGATGTCGGCCATGATGTCGGGCATCGCCCGCAGGTTGCCGTTCCTGTCCACGATGGAGATGTTGAACTCCGCCAGCTTCTTCTGGACCTTGAGGTTCGCGAACTGCGAGTAGGCCTTCCGCAGCGCCGTCCCGGCGAGGCTCCCCTTGATGCCCATGTTGGCGAGAACGCCGAGCGAGCCCGCCACGTTGCGGATGTCGTCCCCGGCGGCAGCGGCGGACGGCCCCGCCATCTTCAGCCCCTCGGCGAGGTCGGAGAGCGTCTGGGCGCTCCCGTTGGCGGTCGCCGTCAGGATGTCGGAGACCTTCGCCATGTCGGAGGAGGCGATGCCGAACACCCTCATGTTGTTGGCGGCGATTTCGGCTGCGTCGCCCAGCTCCGTGCCCGTGGCGCGCGCCAAGTCGAGGACGGCGGGTATGGCGGCGTTGATGTCGCCCGCCTTGAGCCCCATGCGCCCGAGGGCGGTCATGCCCTCGGCGACCTGCTTCGCCGTGAAGGAGGTCTCCCGCCCCAGTTTCTCGGCGGTCTCGGTCATCGCCTTGAACTCCGCGTCCGCCGCGCCCGTCACGGCGCGGGCCGTCCGCATCTCGTCGTCGAAGTCGGCGAACGCCCTGGTGGCGAACGCCAGGGGCGTCGCCGCCAGGGTGGCGATGCCGAGCATTTTCGTGCCGAGCGAAGTCACCGACGCGCCGAAGGACTTGAGGCGCGACTGCGCCGCCTTCAGCCCGCGCTCGAACCGGGTCTGGTCGAGCATGATTTCCACGAAGGCGCGTCCCGCCCTCACGTTTCCGCTTGCCCCTGCCATCCCGCTCACCTCCTTTCGTCGGGCCTCTCAATCCTCTCCGTCCTCGTAATCTCCCGCTCCCTGCGGCTGTCCTTGCGGCAGAACACGTCGCGCAGCAGCGTCAGCGGAGCCTTCGGCCTGTTGCGCCTCGTCAACTCCGCCGTGCTCCCCGCATACGGGTTGAACCGCTCCGGGCGGACCGTCGAGCTCCGCTTCGGGTCGCGGTGCGCGTTGGCCACAAGCGCCATCAGGTTGGAGAGCCGCCCCCATTCGGAGCGTTCGCGGCTCTCCGCCATCGCCAGCAGCTCCCTCAGTTTGAAGGGGTCGGGGCAGACGCCGCAGATTCCGGCGCACTCGGAGACAAGCCGGTCAACCGTTCCAGCTCCGACACCAGGGCGTCCTCGAGCCCCTTGTCCTCCAGGAGCTCCGCCAGCCGCTTTTTCGCCGCCTCCCCGAAACGGCGGCTGGCCGACAGGATTTTTCTGAACGCCCGCCGTTTCGCCTCCGGGAAAAAATCGATGACCTCGTCCAGCAGCGCCTGGGTGGCCGCGTCCACCGAGTCGCCCGCCATCGCGGAGCCGAAGTCCTCGTCGGACACGCCGAGGCGGTCGCACTCGGGCTTGCAGACGGCGTAGAGCACGTCCACCAGCAGCACCGGGTCGCTGGACAGGCGCTCGAGCAGCTTCGCGGATGGCTTCCCGTCCTCCACCTCGATGACGGAGTTCAGGTCCACGCCGCACAGGGCGCGGACGCGCTTCACGGTCGCCACGTTGACCACAAGCGTCCACGCGCGGCCCATGTTGTCGGTGAATGACTTCATCCTGCCTCCTATGATTCCATATATAAAGAGAAACTTGGAAAAATCCCCCGCCTGGTCCGCTTGAATCAGAGGCGCGCGGGGGCGGCCTTGGAGACTTGGCGCGCCTCTCCTCGGCTCCCAGAGTGAAAATCCCCCGCAGGTTGCGCTTGCGTCAGAGGCGCGCGGGGGCGGCTTCGGGGGATTTGCGCGCGTCCCCTATGCCCTGGGTCGTCAGCTTCCGCTGCCCGACACCCATTGCGGGGCGCGGGTGGAAGCGGTCGGCTTCGCCTTGACGGAGACCGTCATGGCCTCCTCCAGGTTCTGGGTGATGTTGAAGCCGGTGATGGAGAAGTCGGCGTCCAGCCCCGTGCCCGCGCCGTCCGAGACGAACAGCGCCATCGGCGTGTTGCTGAAGTATGCCGACTGGAACGCCTGGAAGTCGGCGTCCGCGGTGTCGTAGAGCATTCCGAACTCCAGCGAGCCCTCCTTGAGGGTCGCGACGGCTGCCTTCCAGCCCTCCGTCGCGCGGGTGGTGACGTCCGCCTCGCCGCTCTCCAGGTTGATTGTCAAGTCCTTCACGTTGGTGACCTCGGTGGTCGCCTTCGTTCCGGCGGTGCCGCGGTAGAGTACCGCGTCGAGACCGAGAACTACTGCCATTTGTGCCTCCTGATTCGCCACGGGCTGCCCGCGAGGCCAGGCCCGTGCATGTTGGTGCATTCGGGCCCGACACGCCACCTTGGCGTCGGGCTGCCGCTGCGTGAATCAGCGGATTGCGTCCTTCCAGAGCTTCGGCAGCTCCGGCGCGGACTGCATGAGCGCCGGTCCCATCAGCTGGCGCTTCGG